ATCTCTTCCATCTCAAGAGGCAATACAAACTCTTGGTGCCGTCTAAGGGTAGATAACGCATTCGCAGCGTTTTGTCGCTCCGCAGCGGTAGGTTTAACTTTTGGTGCTGAGCCGCCCATATCTTACCCCTCGTACATAACCTCTGTGCCTATCTGCACAAACCCGTTCTTAGCGTAGCACCCGGCTGCCCTGTCTTGGTTTACATCACAGGATGAAGCCATTGTGATAAGTTTAACGCCGTTTTGCTTAGCCCACTCTACATAAGCACTTATCAACGCATCTGCTGCGCCTGTCCCTCTGTGCGAGGGTGCCAGATAGAGTATCTCGTCACAGGATACCTTACCGTCGCACCACGGCTTCTCGCCTATCTGAGCCATAAGACCGCCAGCTAGCACACCGTCTTTACTGACTGTCCAGCCGCAGCGCTTGTGGCGAGCGTAGGGGTCGGTATATGACAGCAACCACGCTCTAGCGCTATCACGGTTATAGGTTAGGCGACTATAGACAGGGGATTCTCCGTGGAAGAACTGCCCCATAGTGAGTACGAGCAAGACATCCTGCGGCTCGAAAAGCTTTACTTCATAGTCCGCCATAGACTAGCTTTCGCAATTTAGGAACATCGTCAGAGTCGGCAGTACGACGAGCGTCATCAAGAGATGCTTCAAACAGGTTGCGATGGTACGCCGCTATTTGTGAGTTGAACCACGGCGCAGAAGGGATAGCCAAGAGACGAGCGAGCGTACCGTCTACGATGATGTACTGAAACCTGTCCATGTACACTTCATCGAGAGCAACCGCGTCCCTAGACGGCTTCACAGCCACTTCGCCAGACAACGAACCAGACGCCTCCGGCGCAGGGTACAGTAGGACACTGTTCAGAGTGTTTTGGTCCCGAAGGTACATCTTCGGGGTACCAATAGCGGAGCGCCATCCGGAGTCATCGACATCCAACAGCGTAGGAGAGCGAGGGGCTAAGCGGGTACCGTCAAGCGACAGCACTACCGGACGCACTAGCACAGTGTCGCAGGGGAGAGTCAGTTCTACACTGGATTCGCCGGGGAATACAGGCTGCTCACTGATAGTGAACCTGAAACACTCGGCCCTATCCGCCAGCTCTCGTGCTGCATTACGAGCGTTGCGGATGATAGTAGGCATCGGACAGGCAGCCGCTACCGATAGCACCTCCGATGCCAGCTCCCTGAACTCGACTTCCGCCATATCACTGCACCGCTCTCATAGTGCTGACGTTCTGATTGGGGCTAGAGGACTGCTCCGCTTTCAGCTTAACGCCAAGGCTATTGTTGAAGGCGTTATAGTGGTTGGTAGCGCGAGTCTGGTTACCAGCGTAATCAGTATCCTTGGAGTACGCACGGTACAGCAGGTAGTCCAGAATGACGTTGGCGTAGATGTCGTTCAAGGTAATAGTAGAAGACAGAGCCGTAAGGTCGCTTGGCGCTTTAGAGTAGATAACCTCTACTGACCCGCCTCCAGTATTGGGGGGATACACCCAGTACGTGTCTGGAGCGTCTTCATCGAAGATGTAGTGCTCAATCATGTCAGTGGCTTGGTCTTGATGCCAACTGTTGTTCTCCGAGTCCATGATGTTTCTATCGACTCGCCGTACTGCGCTACCGTTCGTATTACGAACTATGGCAAGCAGCAACAGCCCCGCAGCAGGGAGCGCTTGCTTAGTGCCGGGGACGAGCGAGACGGATTCTACCGCGCTATACGCGTTAGGTTTCAGTAGGACAATTTCACGCTGTGCATCATTCAGCCACTTCAGCAACTCGGGGTCCAACCAACGGGTACCGCCGCTCGTCGTATCCTGAAGAATGTGCCGTGCGCGGTCTACGATGGCTTGTGCGACGATAGTACCCATTTACGTTTACCTCGGGTTCATTGTGTAGTCATCCCACGCAGCATCACGTAGGGCGGCAGTCATGCCGGGAATATCTCTAAACACTGAGAGGCGTGGCCTGCCGTCAGCGGCAAAATGCTCCGTCCCCAGAGAATCAAAATGCTGCGTAAGATGTTGGACAGCCTGCGCGACGATATCTTCGTTAGCTAGCTGTTCATCCTCACGCTTTTTTCTTTTCCTGCCGATAAACGTAGCGCCATGCTGTACAGCGTAGTGCGCCATGTCGTCAGGCAAATCCCTCGGTTCATCTGGCTTGAGCCACGTTACGTTAACACCGTTGTTAGACACTACTCGCAACAGCACTTCAGATACGACTTCCATTTAAACTCCTAAAGTGACTGCCCCCCGTTACCGGGGGGCGTTACGTTTACGCTTTGGTTGTTGCGTAGTCGATTGCCAAGACGCTGAAGTCTTCAGTCTCGCCAGTGTAGATGCTGTTGAACTGGGGCTTCAGGAAACCAAACATCTTACCGACAGAGATGCCGGGCTGGTTCTTGTAGTCGAAGTAATCTTCTTCCCAGTAAGCGTTACCAATGTCAGCCATTGCCAGCGCTTGAGCACCACAGAACAGAGCACGGCATCCATCTACGGTGCCATCCGTTCCCCACTTATTACCGGTCCCAAGTCCCTGCGTATTAAACACATGCCGGAACTCGTGAACGATGATGCCATCGACCATGACACTGGAGGTGCCAGCGAACAGCTCGTTCGACTTACCGCGCACTCCAGCGTTACGGACGTTAGCGATGTAGTCGGGATCGAGCTTCAACTGTGCCATCGCGGTCGGGGTCACGAAGCAGTGGAACACTTCTTCGCCAGCACCAGACCGGATGCCACGCATATACTGGTTCTTGGCATAAGCCTTGGCCAGTACGAGCGAAGCGTAGGTGATGGTGTCACCCGCTTCTACTGAGGGCGTGTCACCAAGCTCAAAGTCCTTCGTAGTCGCACTCCACCGGAGGTGCCGGTTGACGGACGGAGGAGCAACGTCATCAGCGAACTCCAGATCAGCAAGGTTCTGGCCAGTAGTCAGGACAGGACGCAAGGCACCGTTGTTGCGAGTGTTGTAAGCGACACCTGACAGGGTGAGGAACCCGAGCTGGTCGATACGATCAGCAGCCCAGTACGCCAGCACATCGCGGCTTTCCTTACGGAAGTTGACGATGGATGCTTGGTCAGCCATGCGGCCAGCCAGACGGTTAGCGTTACGCAGTTGGTCGATCTGGATAACTGCTTCGGAGAGACCCATTGCCTCTTCGTTGCCTTCCAGCATGTAGTCCCCGACAACACCGTCGCCTTCCAGATCCGGGATCAGGGTGATAACGGCGCGGGCGCCTTTCTCAGACTTCTTCAGCTCGGTAATCCGCTGAACCATCGAGTTCGGGCCTTTACCGGCAAATTGCGCGATGAAAGAGTTGTTGCGGGCCATCTTCCAGAACTGAAGTGACCACGCGGTTTTTTCTTCAGCAGTTAACGCTGCAAAGTTAGTTGTCGCCATTAGCAATACTCCGATGAAACGGTAAAAACAATGAGGTTCCTTTTCCCCGGTAACGTCGGAGTGACGAAGCGGGCACTATCGTAGCCCGAGCACGTATATAGGGAGATTTTACACAAAATCGCCACGTAAGCGAGCTATTACCGCATCTGGCAGGGCATCGAACTCTTCTTCCGTCAAACGGGAGATGTCGATCTCTGGCTGCTGCCCACCACCACCGGCTGGCACAGTGGGAGGCTGCTGTGCGTTAGCTTTCAGATTACGCTGCACAGCAGCGGAGCGCTGTGAAGTACCCGGTTTGGCAGCAGCGTTTTTCAGCGGGATACCGTACTGCTGCAACACCATCGCCGCTGCGCGATCCATAGCCTCGGCGGGCGTGTGGTGCTTACTTATGTAAGCGTCCTGAATGGTCAGCACTTCATCGACCATATCTTTGCTGAACGAGGTCGATTGCGGGTTGAATACGTCATACGCCTGTTCAAGCGTATGAATGACCCGCTCTTCGTCCTCCTGCAAGCGCATAGCCAGTAGCCGCTGCTGGATCTCTTTATCTAGGTTCGCAGGCTCCCCCCTAGCCCCGCTCTGTGCGATTGCCGCTTCGGCAGCTTTACGCGCTGCGCCTGTGAGCATCTCACCGAACAGCTTATTAGCGGTATCTAGGTCACCGTCGAGCGCCTTATCGAACATTTGTTTGGCGTTATCGCCAAAATCAAATTGCAGATCGAGTTGTTGGCTAACTTCTGCGGCGGCAGTACCCGGTATAGAGGCGTGCTGCTTGAACACCTCAAGATCGCGGAGATACGCTTCCATCTCCTGTACACGCGCTTCTGCCTGCCTACGGCGACTTGCCT